GAAACACTAGATTGTGCTGATCTTTCAAGCGGGTCATCCAACCCTTGTAGATTACTACCATTTGAATGGCTACCTGAGGTAACCATAGTTTCTGTATAATTATTGATACTTTCGAGTGAAATCTTAAAATGCCCCACACTCATAAGGCATTCAGATAAAATGCGTATTACAGGGGACAAGCCTTTCAATCGTTTTGCATTAAGAACGATTAAACGGTAATCAATATCCCCTGTGATCAGTTTTTTTCACCCATCTCCGTGTACGTACACTGTAACTGATGGGTGTGGTGAAGAAAATTATGTTTTTCAGCCAGAATGATCAATTTCTGCTGAGCTTCAACAAACTTATCTTCACCAAGTGGGAAAAATTCCCGAATGGCTGCATCACATACCGATGCAGCCCATTGTGCGTCCGAAATCTCTGTTGATTTCATGCGCACGTGAAGTGATTTCATAATTGAATCATACTCTAAACAACCCATCCAACGTTGTTTTAGAGTATTATAGGTAGATTTCCGCTTCAAAAAATCTACTTCTCCAATTGACATATATTTTACATGTTCTCCCTCCTTACTAGGTGGAGTATACGTCATTCCAATAGTGTCTATGTATTGGGATTTTGTTATATTGTTAAAATCGGAGTATTTAATAGACACACTACCAATATCATCATCACCATATGTCATCATCTTGACACTATTGCGAAAATCGCAATCTCGGGAAAACATATCAAAAAATGCACACCTTGAGATCAGCGAATTTGCTATAGAATTTATGTACACTGTCAAATTGTGACCTGAAGGATTACTACCCAAAAATTGCACCAAAGTTCCGTTATAGGCCACCATAGGATAAATAACATCCGAAGCAGCACCTTTCATAATAATACGATCCTCATCAGAATAACCCATGTTTCTGCTCAATTCTATCAAAATAGAAAAAGCGGCGGACGTTAATGCTGGTGACATGCGCTGGTCGTAAGCACTATAATCACCAGCAACAATTCTATCTTCACCAAAATGCACGATATGTTTATGCATTTCGTCCCATTCATTAGAAAAAGGATTGATACCTACCGCACACTCTGAGACCAAAGGAAACATACTCAATTGGGACACTATAGGTAAGAAAAATTCTCGCAATACCATTTTTAATGCTACAGGTGCTGCTTGAAATACTCTAACTTTCAATTTTCCTATTTTTACTGGCTCATCTTTCAAAGATGCCCTAAACACACTAATAGAACGTTTATTTTGCAAATAACCTTTTTTCAAATTTTCATATTCTTGTAATATATTTTCCTCTATTTTAAAACAAGTATTATGATTTTCTTGAGGTTCAATTTCTTCACAATAACGAGATAAAGGACCACTTAAAGGAAAACCTACAGATGTATTCTGCGGCATTCTATTTAAAAATTTGTCCATATCCTTACCATTAATTATTGTTTCTATATCCAAAGGTTTATCCTGTTTCATCCGCAATCTTAACGGCATCAGGTAGTCCTCACAAGCTGCAGTTAACAAAGAAGTATTTGGACCTATACTTATGTGTGAAAAGCCCTCCATACCTTTTTGCCAATTGTGCCAAGGGGGAACATGGGGTAAGCCCATCGGAGCTATGCCAAACTTCCTTTTATTACCAAATACTATTTCAACGTCTTCACTAATGTGTGATACAATCACTTCAGATTGTCTTGTAACTCCCCCTTCGCATGGTCCAAAAACACGTATGTTAGCGCCATCAGAAAGAAAATTAGTAGGACATTTTGGAGAAATTTCACCACTTGTCGCAAATGGTGCATCACCTCTATGGGCTTCATACACCACGGTACATATCGGGACACTCTCTGTTGGAAATAAAACACCAGGACCTAATAAAAATTTTTCTGCATCCTCTATGTTGTGTCTTAAAATTACGCCACTGGCTCCCATGGCTGTATCCGTAACACCCGCCAAATGAAAACCAACGATTTTGGGGGATTTTGTTTCTCCAACAAAAACTCCCATGCACATACCTTTAAATGTTGTTAAACGGCGAAAAACATACTTCGCTCCATAATAAGACATATTTCCCACATTTTGTTGACCAAAAGTTAATCGAGCATTATCTTTCAATAATGTGCCATCTCGCTGTCTGTAAATAAAGGAACATCCCAAAGCACCACTCGGTAATTTAGCAGGAAAATATTTAGTCATATCCTTAAAATCCCCACCTGATGGAAAGTAAAATATTCGCATATCTGTTCCAGGAACATAAAATGATTTTTCTATCGATACATTGGCACGGCTGACATATGTATTCTCATTATTTTGCTCCCGAACCCTGACTTCAAATGTTGTATCATTCATGCAAAAATGATTTGGAACAACAAGCATATGGGTTTTAAGCATATACCCTCCAGTTATCATTTTGCCATGTTTAACAAACACACAATTTCTCGAAGCGCGATTAACCAATTGTTCCCAAGTAGCTGTGTCACTATTCTCAGAACCATCTGACTGTTTTTTTGGAAATGTTGGAGCCCAATAATTTGGAGTACTTTTGCGAATATTGTACTCCTCATCATTTGGATCTAATGCAGATTGTCCCAAATAATCGCGATTACGGTAAGCTCTATATGTGTCTACCATCAAAAATATAAAACGTGCTATAGCCCAAGCACTTAAACACCTGCAAGAATATCTCAAGCAAGCCCCACTAATATTTTCACGATTATAGGCAATAATCATGTCTTGTCTCAATGTGTTAATATGATTACGAAAACGGTTAAAAGAATTAATACCTCTAACTAAACCCTGAAATTCAACAAACAAACACCAACAATAAGATAATATAGTAAATAAATTTGTATACCAATACACGTAAGAAGCAAAAACAAAACCGATACCTAACCAAGAAGCTAAACCAGCTGCCATATTAAAAGATAAAATTGGTGACATTAATTTTAAAAAACGAGTGAATGTCCAAATAATATCCATGGATAACCATGAAACAAAACCGCTAACTATTGGTTTTTCATTCAATTCGCAAAAAGGTAAAGGTGGTGTGTTAAAAATAATTCCAGATTGTTCTTCAACTTTACATTCACAATCAAAAGATAATTTGCCACACTTGCAAATATTAATTTTCCTGTGTAATGTGGATTGACCTTCCACTATGCGTTCCTGCGTAACATTATGGCGTTGAGCATCCCAAGCTATATATCTGGCTACTTCCTTAAGAGACACGTCTGACATTATCTTACCCATAAATGTTACCGGTAGAAATTCACCATTATCTGGGGCCCCCTCAGATGGATTTCGCAAAGTGTGCAATTTACTAACCGTTAAATTCCATAAATCTGGATAAACCTTATCATCTTCACATAACGTTGCGACATAGTTAGCAGCCTTAGTAGAATCTAACATATTTTTACCAGTACCATTTTTAAGAGCAAACTCTTCTTTTACAGTAACGGTAATATATGTATCAATGCGACGCAAAATAGACACAGGTTCATTGGAATAAACCCCCGCGCACAAATCGGCAACATTAGTAGTAATAATAACGGTCTTAGCATTAATGGCCAATTTACCCTTTTCTTCTAAACCGGCCATAACGGCCAATTCAGGATTATTATTATTAAACTTAATCAATTGGTGTAACGGGGAAGACGTCAAAAATTGAGCCTTAGTATTACATAAATCATCCATAACTATAGTTTCGGTATCAGATTTGTAAGAAGAAAAATAATCATCATTTTCATTGTAAGTTACTTTTTGCTCTGACGCACCCGTACCGCCACATGCTTTTACTGCCACAATATTCAACGTTGAAGCTACAGAAGTTTTACCTACTGAAGATGATCCATAATAACACATAACATATGGAGCTTTTCGCATGGAACAAGCATTTTTCTTACGATCGTAAGAATTTTTCAATTTTGATATATTTAATATACGATTAAAAATGATAGTCTTTTCAGGACCTTTTATCATAGTGGCATGTAAAGTTCCCAAATAAGCTCTCAAATCTTCATATTCTGTTTCAAAGGTAACAGGATCAGAATCAATTGTCAACCAATCCCCATCTTCAGCTGCGGAATGATTTGTTACCCAATTTATATACAACTTATCATAATTAAAAGCCTCAATATCTGAATATAAAATTGGTCTTAACGTTCGTTGCGTAAAACAAACGTATCCAACTTCCATGAAATAAGCGATAGATTCAACAATTAATTGAGTAGTATCAATAATATTTAAATTATTCATTTTACTCTTTAGATTTTCTGTAAATAAGGCTATTCCACCTATATTAAATTCTAAATTCATAGCGCTACAAAGTGAAGAGCTAACAACTAATGCTAAAATATCAACTACGCGCTTCATAAATAACGAATTGCGTAACTTATTCCAATCTCCTAAACATTGTTTCAACTTTGACAAAATATCTCCTGAAGATTGTTCCTCCAGTTCAGTTTTATCAAATAAATGTTTGCAAGATTTAACAATATTCAATACAATACTCTCTCTGTAATAAATCTTAAAATGTGCCATTAAAATAGAACTAGCGTTTATAAAATTAGTTGTAGTCAACAATCCAATAAATAAATTCATTAGATTTTCTATGTTATTTGATGAAAAAGTTTTACTTAAATTTAAAGTTCCAATATTAAGCTTCATACGCTCATATGTTGTAAAAGGCGAAGAAAATTCGCGCTCAATACGATTAAACTCGCATTTTTGTTCTACCAAATTTTGTGTAAGTTTAAAAATATGAACGTAATACTTACATAATAAAGACAAAGAATTTTTAATATTATTTTTATATTGATGTAATTTTGTATCAAATATAACATCCAAAAAATCCCAAAATCTAATAATATATATATTACTCTGCGATTTATACATCTTTTCAAATAATGGGCTATATTCACCACCTGAATGTGGCACGTATTTTGTTTTAGGAACATTACCTTTCATTCTTGTTTCGGTATCACGTATTGCCGAATCCAATCCTGAAGTGTCATGCGTGTTTTTAGCTTCACTCTTTTTTCCATAAAGTGTGCTACGTTTGCGGCGCAAAACTGCCTGCTGCCGTTTTCTAAATGTTTCTGCTTTCGATTTGGCATAATTGCCAGATTGAAATTCATATCTAGTCATCGATACAAAGCTAGCAAAATATGCTAGCATAAAATACACTACAAGAGCAAGTGTAATAAAAAAGGTGGAAAAGATCATGATGAGAG